CCCCAGACCTGCAACCGAGTCGGCTGTTGGTACGCGTAGGCCTTGCCCACCGGNACCGGGTAGTGCCTGTGGCCGTAGCGCGGGGACCGAATCATGTCTCGTCACCTCTCGGGATTACAAGCGAAAAGCGGCAACAGTGACGGAGGTCGTGCTGGAGTAGGTCCAGGAGACGCGGCCGCCCGGGCCGACAAAACGGCTCCGGGAGAACTGCGGGCCGCCGATCCAGACCTCCTTGCCGGGCGGAACGATCACCTGTTCGTCGTGGTCGAATCCCTGGTCGCATGGCCGGACACTGTTGATGGTAACAGTGACCCAATCCGAGCCGCCGTTGCGTACCACGATGAACACATTGTCGCTGGGCATCGGAGCCGAGTCGCCTGCTGGATCAGCTGGGACGAACTCGGGCTTGAGCCCCGAGAGCGTCACTCGCTGCAACACAAGCTGAGCCATAACACCACTCCTAGAGGACCACCGGGGCCATGAACGTCACGCGCATGCCCCACGCCTGAATGGCGTCGTCGTAGAAACCGCTTGAGGTACCGACGTACTGGAGCGTGAATCGCTTGCCGTCTTCCATCTCCAGCACCCGCGGGCTGGCCTCGGTACCAGCAAGGAGTCGGCGGACCTCGTCCGCGGCGGCCTGGATCGTCGGCCATGAGGCGCCGGCGAAGTACACCGCGCAGATGACCTCTTGGCTTGCGGCGAGCCGGTTGCCAGCCAGCCGACGGGTTGCGCCCAGCTCGATCACGCCGAGAGGTTTCTGAGCGGTGCCAATCGCTGGGTTGCCGAACTGATACCACCGTTTGACCGATTGGCACTCAGCGGTGAGGGTCTGATAGATCGTCGCGATCACGCCCCCACCCCCTTACAGAGCCACACAGTCGGCTTGGTAACCGTACACCTGGGCCTTCCATCGGAGTGGTCGGACCCGGACAACACGGAATCGCTTGCCCAGGGCATCGAACTCATCGTTGACGCCAGCGGCATCCGAAATGTCGGCATCCGCCGGCGCCAGGAGCTGCCATGCCTGCTCTTCAACCGGACCAACGTCTGTCTGCCGGGTGCGGGTAGTCGAAGATTCCGGGAGCAGGCGCCCAACGAACGGCGGCAGGTCTTCATCGATTGGCATCACGCCGCCCGCTCCATCGTCCATCTGCCCGGAGCGATGGACGGTGATCGTCGTCGGGTCCTCGGCGATCAGGGCTTCGTGGGCGGCNCGTTTGGCGGCGAGGACNTGCTGGTCGCGGCTCAGCATCGGAGATCACTCCCAGAAATCGGTGCGCTCCAGAGACCCGACGACGACCGGCTCGAACATGGCCGCCATGCNGAGACAGTGGTCCCGGTACTCCTGGAGGGAGGCGAACCGGGTCTGCTCGTTGCCCGCCCTGGTCTCCTCCATGCCGCCGCGCTCCGAGAAAGCCATCGCGGCCTTGCGCCGCCACACCCTGGCGGCAGCCTGCTCGATGGTCGCTGCGCCGGCGAGGATGGAGCGGAGCTCCTCATCGCTGAACCGCGTGTCCGCCTCGCTCCCGCCCTGCGGGATCCGCTCGTCGGTCAGGGCCCGGAGCTCGGTGATGAGCTCATCGGTCACGGTCATGGAACGCACCGCCTCTCAGTGTCGGCTACTGCTTCTCACCGCTCGGATGGGCAAGCTCCGCGAGCCGCTTCTCCAGGGCTGCGATGACGGTCGAGCGCGGCTGCTCCTTGGCTTGCTCGAACTCCATGGCTTTCTGGAGGACCTCCCGGCTCGTCACGGAGGGCAGGAGAGCCTCCAGCTCGCGCACCGAGGCAGCAGCCAGGGTCTCCGGGTCGTCGGGCGTGAGAGGCGGCTTGGGCGGCGCCTCCTCCACGGCAACCGCGGCGCGGAGACCGATCAGCCGCTTGGCCTCGTCATCGGGAAGTGAAAGCACGGAGCCCGGCTTGTGCCGGGCCCCGTTGTGACGCACGTAGCCAGTCAGCTTGACCCTCACGGAAGCCGACCCCCTTCACAGGACCACGGCCTGGAACACGGCGTCGGCCAGCGGGAAGGTCGGGATCGCGCAGGCGCTCGCCAGGGTGTAGATCACCGGCGGGTCCTGGGACTGCTTGTAGACAGCCGCATAGATCCCGGCCACCTCAGCCGTGTCGATCTCGGGATCGAGCAGGGCGTCCTCGGTCGGGCCCATAAGGGTCTCGCCCAGGGGATCCGCAGGCAGCATCACGAACCTATTCTCGGGGAAGAACCGCCCCGAGGTGTAGGTGCCGTCCGCGTTCTGCTTCCGGACCTGCAGGTCGTAGGTGGCGATCCGGGGGAGCCCCATGGTTTCCATCAGCTCGTTGAGCTGGTTCAGGCTCACCGCCCGGCTCCCGCCGTTGTCGCCGTAGATCAGCTTGCGGACCTCGGCGTTCTTCAGCAGGTGCGCCACGACGGTGTTGGAGGTCAGGGCCCGGGTGAGCTCCACCCCGGTATCGCCCCGGACCTGGGACTGCCACTCCAGCATGTCGGTGACGGGGGTGGCCGCCGGATCGCTCCACTTGTCGGTGCCGGAGAGGGTCACCTGGTGGGTGGCGGGAACGCCGTAGTCAACGGTCATGACCACGCCGTTCTCGTTCAGCTCCAGCTTCCCGTAGGCGACGGCGTCCATCCGCATCTGCTCGATGCGGGCGTTGACGGCGTCAACCATGTTGTCCAGATCGTTGTAGAGCTGGTTCCGCACCAGCTCGGCGTCCCCGGCGCCCTCCCGGCGCAGGGCGACGAGCTCCCGGCCCCGGAGCGGGATCTTCCGCTTGATGGTCGGAATCTCGCCGGAGACCTTCTCGAAGCCCTCCCGGGAGGCGATCTGCGCCTCAGCGCCGAACGCCTGGACGCTCGCCATCACGGGAAGCCGGTTGAGGTCCTTGAAGTACTCGAACGTGAGTTCGTTCACGGGATTCGCCGGGAACAGCGTCGGCCCCACGTAGTTGCGGGGCTGCCGCGCCCGGGCGTAGGCCAGAGTCGCCTTGCGGCTGAACTCCTTGAGCACGTCCATTCAGATCACTCCTTGCGGGCAAACTGAAAGCGCCCCCGTCGGGGCGCCCCCTACCAGCGGGTGCGCTTGGATTACACGAACGTGATGTGCTTGAGCTGCTGCTCAAGTTCGGACGTGACCTCCACGGGCAGCCGAGCCTTGATGACGCGAGCCCAGTCGAACGCGGTGGCCACCTGGTCGCCGTAGGCGCCGTTGTCCAGGCGGAAATCCACGTCCTCGCCCAACATGCAGACAGCCGTCTGCCGACCGTCGCTGGCGCTGGGATCCCAGGGCCCATACTTGCCGGTACCCTCGATCTTGCCCAGCGGCGTGCCGGCCTTCAGCACTTTCTTGCCGTCCACTTCGGCCACCGTGGTGTGGTCAATCGTCACACCGCCGGTGATCCAGCGGACCTCAGCGGAGTCAAAGATGTTGACCGACCCCGCCACGGTCTTGCTCCGCAGCGTGACGTTGTACGCCACCTAAATCACCCCTTCGACAGTTGCAGTCCTTGCAGGGCCGCGGCGACTGCNGTCGCCACGGTCTGAGCNATCTTCTCAACGTCCGACGGGCCGCTCGAGTGATTCCACGGATCGAAGCCGGCCGTGACCTGACGGCCAGCGTTACGCTTCGCCGCCTCGGCCTTGGCGCGCTCCACAGCATCGTCGGGCTGCGGACCGCCACGGGACGGGTTGCCGCCGGTGCTGCCTACGTTCCCACCCTGCTGGACCTTCAGCACNGGCTTGGCTTTGATAGCCTCCTGGACCGCAGCCTTGACGGTCTCTGAGAACTCAGGGNTCTCGGGATCGGCGTCCGTTAGATCCCCAGAGCTCTGTAGATAGGCCCAGGTAAGCTCNGGGTCGGCNCCGGCCTGGACCGCCTGGGAGTAGACCTCGGCGCGAAGGAGCTTGGTCTTCACCTGCGCCTGGAGGTTGCGGAGCTTGGCAGCTTCCTCGGCCGCCTTCTGCTCGGCGGTCTTCTGCTTCTCCTGGGCCTCCTTGTACGCCCGCAGCGCATCCTCGAGGGCCTGCGCCGACTCGAATCCGAGCTCTCGGGCCTTCGCCTCGAGTGCCTTCTTCGCCCCCGAGGCCTCGGCGCGCTTTACCCGATCACCCAGGATCCGCTCGAGTTCCGCCTGTTGTTCCGGCGTGAACGTGACCTTGCCGCCCTCGCCGGACCCGCCAGATTGACCGGGAGTCTGATTCCCGTCGCCGGGCGCTGGCGTACCGCTCGGCTCGCCACCGGGCGTGCCGGTGGGTGCATCTGCGAACCTCTGGAGGTCGAAACGGAACTCCAGGTCGCTCATGTCATCGCCTCCGTTTAGAGCCCGTCGGCTCCGGCTTTGCCCCGCCGTAGGGGAAACTTGTCAATCCTCTACGAGCACGCTCTCCTCGATCTTCCCGGCCTGCACCAGCTCCTGGACGTGTCGGCGCAGGTGAGCAATCGCCCGTGCCTCGTTCTGCTGGCGGGCGCGCTGGACAGCAGCGATCACCCCACCGACGTGGACCACGAGAATGTCGCCGCGCAACACGTGATGCGGGTAGCCGAGCTCCTGGCTCGGCGCCTCGCGCCACCGGGAGCCGACCACGGCGTAGCACTCGCGAACGGCTGCGGTTGCGCCCGCCTCGCCCTCTTCCACCGCTCGCATGAGGCGGTTCCGAAGGGCGGTCTTGTTGACCGCACCCCAGGAGCCGCCGACGGCGCTCTCCGCGCTGTTGTCAATCTTGATGGCCATCGAAGTTCACATTGCCACCAAGTGTTCAAACCTCGGCGGTGACCTGCCCGGTGACCGGGCTGACATTCCACTCCGCGGCTGGGTCCACACCGAAATCGGTAAGAATACGGCCAAGAGCCGTCCAGTACTCCCGGATAATGTCGATGGTCTCAGCCTGGCTGAACACCCCTGGATTCACATGCAGTGCTTCGTAGCGAGTAGCAACGGCCCGAAATTCCTCCAGGGCGTCGCCAGCCAAGCGTCCAACGACCTGCGTAGCTATCCCGGCCACCTCCTCCACGTGAAAAGGCCGCCCCATCGGGACGACATCAGATAAGACACCATAGAACCCAAACGCTGCAAATCACGCCGCTAGCCTGGGCAGGTACTCCCGGACGCCCTCGTACCACCGCTGAATGTCCGGCTCGCTCGCCGGATCCTGGATCCACCTACGGAGGCGCTGGACTATGACCTGGCGGTCCTCCAGGACTGGGATCGCCACGCACCGGCAGAACGGGTGTGGTTTCACCGGTTCCTGCCCGGCAGGCCAGAACCCATTGCCGTTGTGCCGCGCCAGGTCGTCGCACTCGCAGGGCCGCGGGTGACTGGCCGACAGCCGCCAGATGATCCCCTTGTACCCCGGGGCCATGTGGTTGGCCTGAATGCTGGCCTCATGCCAGGCGTGCTGCTGCTCCGTCACCGCCAGACGCAGGGCCTCCATGCTAACATCCCGAGACACCCTGAGGCGCCGGCGAGTAGCAGGGCTCAGAGGCCGCCCGACGCCCGGGCTCATGAACCCCTGCACCCGCCTGGCCAGTTTCCGCGGGTCCATGCCATCCACGACGCCGGCCTGGATCACCGTGGTGAGCTGGCGGCGCACGTCTCGCTCGATCCGCCAGATCCGGTCTGACACCCTCAGGCCGTCGGGGCCGGTCCTGTTGACCAGGCCGATCAGCGCCCGGTCGTGCATCTGCCGGGCGGCGGCGGACACCACGGCTGAACCGAACACGTCGAACAGCACAACCAGCATCATCTGCTGGGCGGGCTCAAACGCGGCCCCGACCGCCCCGCGCACGCCCGAGGCGATCTCCAACAGGGTGCGTTCGGACAGCAGCCTCAGGGCCTCATTGATCGCCTCTTGGGCCGCCCGCCAGTTGGCATCTGTCAGGGCAGGAGCGGCGAGTTCGAGGGCCTGGCCCAGGTCGTACCCGTGATCCAGGTACCACTGGACCCGCCGCCGGTACCTGCCGCCCGACGTGAACTCCAGCCGGGCCAGCTCCTCGGCGATCTGCCGCCCGGCCTCCCGGTACGCCTCCCGGATCTGCCTGATGGTCCCATCCTCGATCTGGCGGAACCGACGCCGGGCCTCGTACATCCAGCGGCCATATTCCGGGTCTGACGTGTAGGCGAGCCAGTCAGGCACGCCAGGGTGCAGGACTGTGCTCATGCGTTCTCACCCGTGCCCAGGGGCAGGCCGAACAACTCGCCCGCCTCGCGCCGGATCTCATCGAGCCGGTCCTGAATCTCCTTGTCCGTGAGACCCTGCCGACGGAGGAGCTCCTGCTTGGAGACGATGCCAATGTCCTGCTCGAGCTGCCATGTCTGGAGCTTCTGCAGCTCGTCCGGCGGGAGCACGGGCTCGAATACGACCCGATGGGCAAACTCCTCCAGAGGCGCCTTGCTCCTGCGGATCGCCCGGAGGGCGAGGGCGTTCGCCCACTCCAGGGCGTTGCCGTAGTTGCCCCGCATCTCGTCGATCTTGGCGATCAGGTCGGCCAGCTTGAGACTGACGGCGTACCCGCTCAGGCTCGCCTGATCCCGCAGGTCGGACAGGGCGAGCTCGGGGAGCTGGTCCCTGATGTTCGCCTCGATGAGCTTCACCTGATCGATGAGCTGGCTCAGGACGTTGCCCTCATACTCGAGGTAGTGCATATCGGCCTGCGGATCGCTGAGGTAATAGACATTGTCCTCATGAATCCCCCGGCGTATCACAGGCTGGTTGTGTGGCCGAACACCACGGGCGATTAAGGCCGGGTCGGCGTACCGCAGCAGGATCCGGTTCGTGTAGCTCGCCAGCTCGTTAATCTCGTCAAGCTGGCCCTGCACGTGATGCCAGGAGCTCGCCCCGTACTCCTCGCCAAGATCGATGTTGCGGATGTGGATTACGGGGACTTCGCCGAATGGGTGCCGCTTCGGCCAACCCTGGTCGGGACGCCTGAAGTCCTCGGTATCGGTGAACCGATAGACCTCCTCAGCCGTGTACACCCAGTCGCGTCGGTGCGGCCTGCCGTCCTCACCCCGGAAGGTGTAAGACTGTCTCGCCCAGAGGATCACGTCCTGGTCATCTGGATCGCGGCGAATCGTCATGTCCTCGCTGTTGGCGACCACGAGCTGTGGAACCACCGTGGCCCCATCGCCGACGTCGCGCAGAATGAGGAACGCATCGCCCAGAAGGGAGCCGTACCGGGCCAACTTGTACTTCTGAGACTGGAGGTTCGACCGCTCCCAGAGCGCGTAGATGTCCTCCTGGAACTCCGGGTCCGCCTCCACGCCCAGACGCTTCCGCATGAGGAACCGCGCATCGGTGTCCACGGTCTGAGTGACGTAGCCGAACACCCTGCGGAGGTGCTTGAACAGCTTCCGCTCCCGAAGATACTGCTCCCCCTCGTCGCCGAGGTACTCCTGAGCGCGGTAGTACGCCCACGCCCGCTGGTACCGGAGGAATCGCTCCCGATCAGTTTCGGTCAGAGTCAGGATGGACTTGTCCACCACGTCCAGCGGCATGTCAGGAGCACCTCCTTACCANGGCAGCCAGAGCGTTCCCGTCTCGAGTGTGGCGGCATTGTCCCCGAGCCGCAACAGTGCCTGGCTCATCGCGTCCACCTGGTCATCGTGAGATCCCTTCGGAAACGCCGCACACTCGTCGATGAACTCCTGCACCCACGGGTGAAGCTCCGGGTTCGGCAGGTAGACGTTCCCGGCCTCGATGAGCGGCGAGACCGCTGCCACCCTGGCCTCCTTGCTCCCCTGTGGCGTTACGGCGATGATGCCCGGTATCTCATGCTGCAACGTGGCGATGACCGCCGGCCCGTTGGCCTTGTCCTCGACCAGCTTGGCTACAGCCTCGGGGTGCCGCTGGGTGAACTCCCGGAACGCCTTCAGGGTCATCGGGAAATCCCAGCGCCCCCGCACCTGGTCGATCAGGTANCAATCGGCNCCCNGGCGCCCCCACACCTGGCCTACAACGTAGTCGCTCGTATCGAGATCCTTGAAGGCCATGTCCCAGCTCTGCAGCACCTCGTCAAAGCGGTCGGGCAGTCGGTCATAAAACCGCCACCAAGAGCGCTTCAGCGTGCCACCCTCCTCGGGCGACGGACGCTGCTGGTAAAGCGCCTGCCAGACGTAGGAGCCGACGGAAGCCTTGGTCGCTGCAAGAGCCTGCTCGTCGTACTGCTCAGGCCACAGGGCCTCCCCAGGCTGGCGCCCCAGCGGATCGTCCTCCTCAGCCAGTGCAGGCAGCCGAATAACCTCCCACTGGTCCGCCTTGGGATCGGACGCCGCCTCCCGGAGCAGCCTGCCCGCAAGGTCATCCTCGTGCCAGCGGGTGAGGACCAGCACAACCGCCGCCCCGGGCATCAAGCGGGTCCGCAGGAC